CCCGGGAGTGCCAGTCCATGCAGGATATACCCGCTGGTTCTTAGCTACGAGGTTCACCGAAGAACCGTCGAACGGCGGAACGCCAGGCTCGTTGTCGGTGTTGCGAACCGTCCGAATGGTCCCCGAAATATGTCCGAGGAATCGAAGCGGAACGCCAACATCGGGCGGAACCCAACCGAACAAATCGATAAGCTCTGTAACTTCGGGAAGACGTGAGTTTCCACTCATGTATCCGTACAGAATGCTCTCAACCAATCCGAGTGTCAGACCGTTCGTGTACCGACTATCGATCACGAAGTGCGCCGTAGGACGCAGACCGGTGATCTTCGGCGGCGTTGTCGAAATGCTCCAACTCAAACCGAGCGGCTTAGGGCTGTCACCGATCGACGAGTTCTCTCGTGACGAAGGCGCTGCCAGAGCATTGTAGACGAGATGGATCTTGTAGCCGTGATCAACACTCTGAATATCGTTACCGATCAGGGTTCGATACGAGAGGCTGAATGGCCGTCGTGGCTGCTGTGTCGCAAAAAGTCCGTTATGGATGCCGACGGTTCCGTCACACACCCCGAACTCACGAGGACTCGAGAGCGCGTTGAGTGTCGCTTTGAACTCCTCTGCGGCGGCCACGTTGATGTACTTGTACCCGTCGACGTAGTACGGCTGCGGTTCCCCGCCATCCGGCGCTTCGCTGACGGACACCAGACCATTCCACGGAACTCCCACGATACCAGGAAGGTACAAAACACCACGATCTGCACCGGTTTCGAAGTACCGTTCACCGGTAGCTCCCCATGCGATTCGTGTCATTCCCCACCTCCCTGGTTCCTTCGGGCCTCGGCTTCAGCACGACGCTTGGCCATGAGGGCCTGACGGTCGGCGAGTTCGCCGCTTGTAGGTGCTCGACGCTTGTTGTCGGAAGCAGCCTTGTTCTTCTCGTTGATGGTCTTGACTAGCGTGATCAGTCGGTTCAGATGCCAGTGCTGAGCTTGCCAGTCAATCTCCAGCGCGACGATCCAGTGGTAGATGATCTCCGAAGTGATCACCTCTTGGTTGAATCCCCGCGGCTGTTCGGTCTCTCGGAACCAGGTCGCAGTCATCTTGGACTCGATGTACTGGTTGATCGACCGCACGTTGTCTTCTGTGACTCGACTGAGGACGTCTGGATGGATGTCCCCGTCGAGTGACATGGCGTTGAAGTAACCGAGGACTTCCTCAGTCGTCTTGTCTCCGCCAGAAAGGAAGGGCTTCTCGAAGCGCGCCTCCCATTTTGAAAGAGAGACCAGGGAATGCTCGAGGTTCAACACCGCGTCGTCCGTCGTAACGAACGTTTCGGTGACTTCGTCCCAAGACTGTGTGCCTGGAACAGTGATCGTGAGCATTCCCCGGTCTCCTTTCTGCAGGACTTAGCCTGCGAACTCGAACGCCCAGTCGTTGTCCGCAGCGGGCGGGAACTTGTAGCCCGCCGCCGGCTGAGCCGTGACCAGAACGTCCTCGGTGAGGGTGACGACGCCGCTGACGACCTCGCCGTTGATCTTGTAGACGACGCCCGGGGTGGCCGGGATCGTCACATCGTTGCCGGACTGCGTCGGCTTGGCCGGGTCGACCACGGTGACAGCGCCACCGAAGAACCCGAAGACCTCGGCGGGCAGCGGCAGGCGCGGGTCCTGGCCGGCGGTGCCGTAGAGGGCCGCCTTGAGGGCCGCGAAGCCAGCCGGGCTGACCTCACGCGAGTCGGCGACGATGTGGGCGGAGGGCTTGAGGCCCGGCACCTCGACCGGAGTCGTGGTGAACTCCCACGAGAACGTGACCGCCTCGGGAGAGTCGTTGACCGTGCCACGCGCCTTCTCGGACGGCTTCGCCAGCGCGCCGTAGACGAGGTGGATCTTCTCGCCGAAGTCGGTGCCCTGGGTGTCGTTGCCGATGAGGTTGCGGTACGAGAGTCCGAAGGACTTCCGCGACTGCTGTGCGACCTGGATGCCCGGGAACGGCGTTGCCGTGCCGTCGCACTGGTCGAACTCCTTCGGCGACTGGAAGGCCTCGATGGTGCCGCCGAACTCCTCGGTGGACACCAGGTTGAGGTACTTGATGTTGTCCGCGTACTGCGGGGACGCCTCGGCGCCGGAGGGCGACTCGGTGACGGTCACGAGACCGTTCCAGGCCACACCCGTGGTGTAGTCACCACTGGCGTCGGGGAGGTACAGGACACCGTGGTCGACGCCGGTCTCGTAGAACCGCTCACCGACCTTGTCCCACTTGAGCTCTGCCATGTCACTTCCTTTCTAGAAGTACAGGTTGAAGTAGTAGTGGTACAGGTTCTCTACTACTTCTGAACGTTGGAATGACGACTTCGGGAGTCGTCCAATCTCGAGCCAGGTCTGATCGTCCGGATCGCGTGTGATGTACACGACCTGGTACTCGATTTCCTGCTTGTAAGCGAGATTGTCTGCCCACTCCGAGCTAAGGCCATCTACTGAGTAGGTGACCGCCGGATACTCCATCGTGACGTTGGCCCCGGGCTGGAAATAAGCGTTTTCCGACCCGAGAATTTCTTCAAGGAGCGTCTGCAGCTTCAGCCTTGGGGCCACGATAGAGTCCTCCCAACCGCATGATCAGTCGTGGGTGCTGGACCTCAACATTGGAAACTTTCCAAAGCTGGCCCTGCCACGAAATATAGCGAAGGAGGTGGACGTGCGTATTGTGGTACGCGGTTGCTACGACAGAGATCGTTACTCCGACGTGGAGATCGTCGTTGACTTTCGCCGTTTCGTCGGGGCCCGACGAGGGTGGCCGAACCGTTTCACCGCGGAATTTCTTCTCAACGATGACGTCTTCGACCACCCCCGGGCGGATCTTAGTGGGTATGCCGTAGCCAATTACCCCGGAGACCCGCATGTCGGATCAGACCTTACGGGGTGTAGGTCCAGTCACGGGTCGTGTTCGGAGCGAGGTAGTAGCCCTCGTCCGCCACGGCCGTCACCTCGGTGGTGCTGGTGATGACCTTGTTGCCGGTCACCGGCTCACCGTCGATCAGGTAGATGACACCCGTCGAGGTCGGGATGGTGATCGTGTTGGTCGCGCCGTCGAAGGACGGGTTGGTCGCGGTGGCCAGGGTGCCCTGGACGCGACGGATCACGATCGCCGAGAACGGCTTCGTCAGCGCACCGGAGAGGCGGGTCTCCATGAGGTACTTGTGCTGGTTGAAGTCGATGTCGAAGTCCTCGAACGAGGTCAGCTCGCCGCCCTTGTTGGTGCCGACCGAGTAGTCGATCGGGTTGACCAGGACCGCGAACAGGTTCTCGAGGTCGTCGATGATGTCGACGGTCACGATCTCCGACACGCGGAGCTTGTCCGCGAGGGCCTGCTCGGTCTCGTACAGCGCACGGCCGAACTTGTCCTCCTCGAGCATGATGTCGGTGAGGAAGGAGTCCGAGATGTACAGGGTCGGCTTGCCCGTGCCGCGCCACTTCGAGCGCTGACGGATGATGCCCTTGACCGCGTCCTTGGGGGACACGTTGGCCGGCAGGTCCGCCTTGATGGCGTAGAAGTCGGCGTCGTGGACGATGGAGCGGATGCCGTCGCCGGAGTTGGCGCCCTGCGGGTCCTTGATCTTGTCGGGCGAGGCCGCGGAACGACCGTCACCGAAGAGGATCGCGCGGGCGATTTCCTCCTCGAGCATGGTCCGGATCTCCGCCTTCAGCCACGAGACGATGTTGATGTCCGTGATGTCGATGTCGATCAGGTCGTCCCGGTCGAGACGCTGCTTCTTGTAGACCGTGGTCGGGCCGGTGGTTCGCTTCATGAGCGACACGACCTCGTCGACCTTCTGGTTGCCCTTGATGTAACCGCGGGCACGGGCCTCGTCGGCGGTGATGTCGAAGACGACCGACTTCACCTTGGCGAACGGGGTGTGCTTGGTGCCACCGAGGAGGTTCGGGACCCAGCCCATGCGACGGGAGTAGACCTCCGGCTCGCCGACCTGCTTGGCGTCGGGGAACAGCATCTCGATGTCGCGGACGCCGTACTCGTCGGCGTGCGACAGGTAGGCCTCCTGGAACGAGCCGAGCTTCTTGGCCTCGTTCATGAGGGTGGCGAAGCCGTCGTGGGTGAGCTTGCCGCCGGTGGTGACCCGGCCCTGGCTCTCGAACAGGTTGCGGGTGTCGCCCATGTGTGCGAATCCTTCCGTGAGGGTGTCGGTGACGTGGGCGAGGAATTCGCCCTTCTGCGTCAGTTCGTCGTGCGCGGCGGTGCCGGCAGCGTTGGTGGCTTCGGCCTTGGCCTTCTCGGCCGCGTCACCGAGCATGAAGTAGACGACCGCCTTCTGGTCGTCCGTGAGGCCGTTGAAGACGTCGGCCATGGTGGCAGCGGTGTCGGCAGCGTGCTCGACGACCTCTTCCGTGTTGAGCTTGTCGCCCATGTTGCTCTCCTTGTCGTTGTCGTCGATGTCGACGGGTTCGCCGTGCATCAGCTCTTCGCCGGTGTAGATCACCGCTTCGTTGAGCTCGTGGATACCATCACCATGGGCGAGGTTCACGTTTTCGATGAAGGCGCCGGGGTTGGCGCCCGCAAGTACGAGACTGACTTCCTTGATGTCGCCGTGGTACACCTCTTTGCCTTCCCGAGTGATCTTCTCGGTGAGGTTGTTGGCGTAGATCGACATGGAAGTGATGTCACCGTTTTGGACCGAATGCTTCATGTGCTGGGCACGCTCGGACTCGTTGAAGTATCCGTGCGTGTAAACACCGAAGGCTCGATTCTCCAGCACAGCGTGACCCAGAACGTTCTCTGGGTTGTTGTGCTGATGCATCCAGACGAGAGGGACGGTCACCTTGTCCATGTGCTCGAAAGCACCGGCCTTGATGGTCCGACCATCCGAACACTTCAGATCGTTCTTCGTTGCCCAGCCACTGAAGTCAGGTACGCGGTCTCCCATTTTGACGGAGTCCCTCCTTAATCAGTTGGTTGTTCGTTCTCATCAAGCCGTAACCTGCTTGTACTCCACCGATGGTGGAACAGCAGCCGGAGCTGCAGCAGCCGAGGGATCAACCGCCGGCTGTGGCATGTTCGAATTGACGAGTTGGTCTGCCTTGGGGTCGTTGGAAGGACGAAGCCCAAGAATCTGCCGCATCTCGTTCGAGGTAATGACCTCGTTCCGCAGAAGCTTGTCTGCGATGTCGGCGAGCTGCGAGAGAGTCATGAGCTTGAACCTCTCCGGGATGAAGTCGATGATCTGGCCCTGAGTCCTCGCCGTCTTGGTGAGGAAGGACCGCGTCATCGCCTCGGTGATCGCTGTCAGGACGGGCTCGAGAGTCCGGTTCCTGTAGTTCAGCGTCGTCGCCTCGTCGGCGGTTCCCAGGAAGATCGACTCATCCATACCGAGCTGGCCGTACAACTGCGTCATCAGATACTCGATCTGCTTCAGCATGTTGTTCTCGGCTGGCCGGTTCAGCTGAGTGATGTTCTCGGTGCCATCGACGTAGGCAACCCCGTAGGTCGAGTTCTTGAGCTGCGTTTCGATCGACGCTCGGCGCTTCTCTGCCTGCTGCTCTTTGAGCTCACTCTTGATCGTGTACGGAAGCTTGATGATGATGTCGAGCTTGCCCGATCCGGCAGCTTCGTCAACCGCATCCAGAAGCTGGAGTTTGCGGATGATGCGCTGCAGAACAGAGTTCGGCTCGTTCATCACCGAGAAGAATGGATTCTGTACGATCGCTACAGTGCGCTTGTGCACCGTAACCTCTTGTACGTCGCCGACCTTCTCGTTGTACACCTGAACCGTCACGTACTCGGGCCACCAAGCAGTGATCTTACCGACTCGCATGGATCGGATGTCGTATGACCCCGCCTCGTTCGGCTTGATGTCCGTATCAATCGGAACGATGGCGATGTGCCCTTCTTCGAAGAGCCTGAGTGCCATGTCCAAACGGAACTGTGTTCCTGCCTGGTCGAGATTTGCCTCGACGTTCAAACAGTCATTCAGTCCGCTCTTGATCGTTTCGACGAAACGGCTGTTCTCGTCCCGACGGATGTGCCGCAGAAGAATCTGAGACGTGTCGAGTGCGAGGCGCATGTAGATCGAAGAAACGATCGATCGGTCATTCGAGATACGAGATCTGAATCCACCACGGGCGCTTGTGCCCCATCCCGTGGAACCGAGCCCGCGATACTCATCGACAGGCTGCGGCGATTCGTTACTCTTCTGGAATGCGTTCCATGCGTGCTTGAGCTGTGAACCGAGACCCACTAGTCACCTCCTTTCAAATATCGTGGTCGTTGGACTAGGCTCCGAGAGCCTTCATCAGGTTGATCTGGTTGTTCATGAACGCCAGGTCTTCCTTCTGAATGCTGTCGAGGCTCTTGCCCAGGAACTTCGACCACTCCTTCTGATCCTGGAGGATCCGGCTCGGTCCGTCCTTGATGAACTTCTTGAGCTCGGGGTCCATGAGCAGCTTCTTGTTGCCGGACTTCCTGAGGGTCTCCTCGGCCATCTTCTTGCCGGAGGCTGCCTTCGCGGTGAACGTCTTGGCGTTGCCGCCCATGCTTTTCGCGAAGTCGCTCACGAACGTGGAGTTCAGGTGACTGGTGTCGATCTTCTTGTTGTCGAGTGAGTCGAGGAAGGTCTTTCCCATGCCACTGAAGTTCACGGGCGTGCTCCCGCTGCTCTGAAGAGCTCGAGCGCCGAAATATGCGCCAGCCGCGACGGTCGCTACGAGAGCGATACCACCCACAACCTTGAGTTTCTTCTTCTGGTCATCGGTCCAACCCGAACCGCCGGAAGAGCTTGTTGAGTCGTCCTTTCGAACACCCCACTTCATGCCCTTCTTACCGTAGTGCGCGAGTTCGTCTTCACTCAGCTCGATGCCGTAGTGGGCAAGAACATCATCTGCGACTGCCATGAGTCCTCCTTAGACCTTCCGAGCTGCAACCTGAAGCGCGACCGATGCAGCCATGAGGCCGCCAACAGCTGCGAGACCCCAAGCAGTTGAAGCCTTCTCGCCGGAGGTCATCTTGGCTGCAAGGGCAGCGTCCGGATGCCGGAGATTCGCCATCTCCATCTGGTCGTACTTCTTGAGGGCGGCTGCGGCTGCCTTCTCACCGTTCGCGGAATATGTCTTGAACGCTTGGCGCTCAAGTTCCACGTCACGAACTCGCATCCGATCACGAGCATCGAGAATGGCCTGGTTGGCGGCCGCCTTCTTCTCCTTACGGGTCGGACCTGCAGCGCCGCCGCCTCCGCCGCCAGCCGGCGTGTCGTTACGGACACCCCAGCGCATCCCCTTCTTCCCGTAGTGCTCGATGTCGTCAGAGTCGACGTCGATACCCAGGGAAGTGAGGTAGCCATGAGCCAAATCGCTCATTCGAACGCCTCCTTGTTTAGTTTGTAAGCAACCCAAGCATCCAGAAGTGCGGCGACGTTGTCGATCTTCGCATCCTGGCGCTTCTTGTAGAGCTTACGGTTTCCGTTGGTGTCCTCGAGGGTGATCGCATTGCCCATCGCCCAGCCCATCAGGGCTTCGTCGAATACGAGCAGCGAGTCCTCAGTGAGGTGCTTGATCTCTCCCAGCGGGACAGACTCGGTTCGTGCACCCTGGATGACCTTCTCGATCCCGAACGGTCCGTTCTCTGCCTCCCAGCGCTGGACGAACTCCTTCGCGCCGTACGGGTCGTAACCGAAAGCGGAAACGTCCCATTCGTTGCGGAGGATGTAGGCCTCGAGATCGTCGTAGACCTCCATCATGTCAAGAACTGTCCCCTCCATGATGTGGAGAGAGCCCTCTTTGATGAACTCCTGGTACTTGATCTGGAGCGCAGCCGGCAGCTTCTGCATCGTTGACGTCGAGATGTAGCTTCGCGTCTTGACGCCGAACCGACCACGGCTCATTGGGAAGAGGAAGGTGAACGCACAGAAGTCGTCACCCTGCGAAAGGTCCGCTCCCATGGCACAAGGAACTCTCCAGTACTTCTGTGGCGGATGGGGCTGCGTCTCTTCGTAGGTGAAGAAGTACGTGTAGCCTTCCATCGGGATTCCGAAGCGCTTGGCAAGGATGTCGTTCCTCGCAGCGGGCGCTTTCTCGGCTCGTTCGACGTCCAAGTGGTACGTCTCGTACGAAACCGTGAGATCGATGTTGGGCTGAGCCTTAGGCCACATGGCTGGGTTGCTGACTTCGTCGATCGAGTCAAGCTTGTACCACCAGATGGAGATGTGCGGCGCGATGTAGTCGCCACGGAGGATGTCCGTAAGCTCCATTTTGATCGTGTCGCCGACTCCGTTACGGACCGTACCCTCAGAGCTCATGGCGACGATGAGGTAATCCTCGATGCCGCCCTTTGCTGCCGACTGTTCGATGGCGCCGATGACATCCTCTCGGACATCGCCGGACAACCACTCATCCACCGTCCCGATCTTCGACCGATAGCCCTGAAGCTTGTCGATCTTCATCGGGAGAACCTCGATGATCGAGTTGGTGAGGAAGTTTTCGATGCCCTTCTTGGTGGAAGCAAGCTTCACTCGAGTCATCTTCGAGCCGCTGGTTGCAAGGATCGAGCCCTCGGTCAGAAACTTGAAGAGTGGACCACGAGCTCGAGCAATCGCCGTCTTGATCGGGGCGAGAATCTCCTGAGCCTGCTTCATTGTCGGGGCAGTTGTGACCTGATGGGTCGTTGAGGTATCGATGTTCAGGAAGTAGGCCTGGATGCACGAACCGTACATCGACTTGGCACCACCTCGAGCAACGATGATGTACTGCTTCCGGACGAGGCGCATCTTGATGGTGCGTCGCTCGTACCGGCCACCGTGCCCATCCTTACCGGGGACATAGACCGTGCGCTCCTCGAAGTAGAACCAGCTGAGAGCCGCTTCGGCCCAGAGCTTGAACGACAGAAGGAGGTGCAGATCCGACCCATCGGTCAGGGTGAGCTCGCCCTCGCAGTACTTGATGAAGCCCTCGATAGCTCCATCGTCGTAGAAGAAGTTCGGGTTGGCGATGAGCTCGTCGATCCGGTTCATCTCGAGTGAGATCATCTCGTTTACCGGGATCTCGCCGTTGATGACCTTGTCCCGGAACTCCGCGTAGTACTTTGGAGTCGCCGTATTGGACAGACCCATCGCCAACCCTCCTTTCTACTCCTTGAAGGCCTTCTTCACTCCGTTCACGATCGCCTGTCCAGCAGGACTGCGAACGAACTGGATGGCCGTGTTGACGGTACCGGCCGCCGCGAGGATGGTTCCTGCGATTGCGGTTCCGGTCTTGATCTTCTGAAGCGCACCTCGGGACTGCAGGTCCTTGTTGGTTCGCTCGAGCTGAAGTCGCTCGTTGACTCGCTTGAGTTCGGCGTTGGACATGGCGCTCTGGGGCTTGGCCTTCAGCTCACGAGAGACCTTGTGGTCCTCGGAAACCGTGTGAGCCTTCCCCGTGACGAGACCATCCTTGCCGCGCTCACGAACAACGCCCCACTTCATGCCTTTCTTGCCGTAGTGGGCCAGCGCATCTTCGTCCAGCTCGATACCGAAGTGCGCGAGGACGTCTTCGGCGATCTTGTTGTCAGGCATTGATCTCTCCTAAGACTGATGGGGTTGCCGGCGGATCCATCTCCACCATCAGGCGCCACTCGAGCTTCTCGATCTGCTTCTCGTAACTTGTCACGAGGAACCCGTTGGTCGGAGGATCGAAAATGAGTCGCACCTTCAAGTAGATGAGCGTCTTGACGGCGTTGAGGTTCTTGTTCGAGCCAAGATATGCATCCCACGTGGTGGAAGCGTCCGTGATCTCGAAGCCGTCCTTCGGTCCGACGCCGATCTGCTGGAGATCGAAGAAGACCGAGTTGATGTGGATCATGATGTCCAGGTCGAAGCTCGAGTCATCACTCTCCTGCCCAAGCAACTGCTTGATGTCGGTGAGGATGCTGCCTTCAGTTGGCGCATCGGTCATCGGTCCCTCCCTTCTTGTTCATCGGAGCCTCGGGACTGAAGCCCAAAGCGTTGTGTCGCCAGGTTTGCGATCAACAGGCGGCAGTCTCAGCAAGGATTTGTCACCCCAGTGGATTGCGTTGTGCGTGTTGTGCGTTGTTGTGATGAGATTGTCCGGATCCAGAACCAAGGGGTTTCCCCCTTCGAGATCTTCCACCGTCATTGGGATGATGTGGTGTACGATCGCTCGTTCACGGATGTCGAAACCCTCAACACCGAGATCACAGGCCTCATCACGGATGATGACTTCCTGTCGAATCTCGCGCCACTCTTTCGAGCGGTAAAATGACTGGTTCATCCAGCGTTCGAAGCCGAATGTGTCCTCGCCAATCCGAGCTTTGATCGAGAGGTACTCGAATCGCTCCTCAAATGAGCTGAGAGTTTGAAGCTCGGAATATGACCTAGTAGAACTCGTCGTCCTCCTCGTCATCTCCGCCTCCCTTGTACTCTGTGAAGACACGCATGGCGTCTGTGAGGAGACTTTCCATACGATCCGCCTGGCCCGAGGATGCGATCTTGGCTTCTGTCAGAAGGTTTTCCTTCTTGATACGCTCAAGCTCAAGCTTCTCTCGGACGGAGTTGGACTTCAGGAAATATGTGATTACCTGGGCCGAAGCCGATCCATCCAGAAGCTGTTTCTCAGCCAAGTCATAGGCGAAAGAGCCTAGCTGCTGTTCTCGAGCCTCGGGTGTGGTCGCCGGTCGGACACGAGGCTTGCCGATGCCGGCTGGCTCGCGCTTTGCGGCCATGGTAATCACCTCCAAAAAATCTAGGGGTCTGCAGGATCCCTCGGAGGGGCCGTCAGTTCTCTACGCCGTCACATGGGGGTGTGCTTAGGCGCCTCTTGAAAGGAGCAGGGCTGATGAAGACCCTGGAGTTTGAGAACTGACGACCCTTCTGAGGGATCCTGCAGACTGCGAACCCTACGGTTCGATGATGTCGATCGGACTGGTGTCGTGTCGGGGCTTCACCAGTTTCAGGTCCGACTTCTTCTTCACCTTGTGGGGGAACCACTTGCGCATGACCAGCGAGACGGCCAGAGCTGTGATGGTGAAGGCAACGTACAAGTAGATGATGAAGCGGAGGATGGGCCTCCAGGCCTCAACATCTGTCGGATGTTGGAACGGACCGTGTGCTCGAGAAGGATCGATGAAGATCCCAATGAACACGAGGCCGATGACACCCACCAGCGACAACATGAACCTGAAGATCATCTTGCCGGCGGTCGTTGCAGAGGGATCGAAAAAGATGTAGTACATGAACACGAACAAGAGAACGATCAGCGCGATGTACGCGATGAGAACGTTCGCTCCGATCCACGCAAAGGCGTTGATCACATCCATGATTATGCACTCCTGGGGTTGAGGGTGATCTCGAAGTCTTCGCCGAAGCCGTTCTGGCCCTTGCGCGACTCGAGATATGAAGTGAGAGCGTTGACATGTTCTTGCTGGCTCCGGGTTGTCCGCAGGGACTCTTCAGCCACCCGCGAAACTTCTGCCGGGTCAACGCGTGGTGCCCTTTTAGAAAACCAGCGGGCCTTCATGTCTTGAGCTCCCCTCTCGTGGGGATTGTCTCTTGGAAGAAGTGCTTCGTGATCTCGTTGCCTGTAATAAGCTGACCGTTCTGCGTGAGCAGTTCATGGTTCGCTTCAGTCAACTTGATCGAGGCTTCTTCCAGCCGTCGATGGCGAGCACCAGGAACCCACCACTCTCGGAGCGCACCCCAGAGAATAACGATCCATGTGCCGATGAGTAGGCTCCACCCACCGAGGGCGGCCCAGTCACGAGTCATAAGAGCCGTGATCGGGTCGCCCCCAGACGCCTCGACGGTCTGTTGCAGATATGTCGCGACGTCCATAGGTGGTAAGCCCTAGAAGGCCGCGGCGTTCTGGCGTTCGGCCTCTGCCCAGGCAGCGTTCGTGCCGGCTCCGAAGATACCGTCGATCGCGCCCTTGTAGCCCCAGCGAGCGGCGAGCCAGCGCTGAGCTGCCTTGGCCGTGTTGGGACCCCAGATGCCATCTGCTGCGCCCGGGTTGTAGTTGCTGGTCGCGAGGAACCGCTGGAAGGCGGAGATCGTGCCAGAACCCGGAACGTTGTCGATGTTGCCGGTGTAGCCGTAGAGACGCTTGAGCATCTCCTGGATGCCGTTCCACTTCAGGCCGGACGGAACGCCCGCGGCCGGAGTGACACCCGGCTTGGGCGCGTTGAACGCGGCGTAGAACTTGGCGTGAGCCGCCTGGGTACCCGCACCCCAGACACCGTCGATGTTCCCGGTGTACCCGTAGGCACGCAGGAACGTCTGGTAGTTCTTGTAGGCCTGGATGGTCTTCGGACCTTCCACACCATCGGTGTCGAGGCCGGCCCCACGCGAAACGTTGAGCCAGTTCTGACGGTCGCGGGTGACCTGGTTGCCTCCGCCGGAGGAAGCGCCGCCCGAGACGCGTCCACCCTTGTGATCGAAGTGCACCGGGTCACCCGCGCCGAGCCAGACGAAGCCGAACTCCTGACAGTGCTGCTTGAACTTCTCGTAGGCCGGCGTGTCGATCGCCTGCCCACCGTTCTTGACGTGGTTGGACTGCGATGCCGGCTCGAACGGCTGGTACAGATACGGCGGACGGTTGTACGTGCCTCCCTGATGCCAGCGGTTGATCAGATCCTGCTGAGTCGACTCGTATCGGCCTGCATCGGACAGCGGGATGATCCCGTACTTGTCCTCGTAGGCGTCAAAGTCAGGTCCCGCAGAATCGTTGAGCCACATGCCCGGATGATTCTTGAGGTTGTGAACCACTTGCTAACCACTTCCCTAGAGTTGTATGCCACTTTGTCCCCCGGAAAAATCCCTCCGGAGGAATTTCGAAG